TTTTTGCTTTCTGTGCTTATATTTTTGGGAATTACGTTTCAAAAATTCTGGATGCTCTTAATGGACTTGTTCTAAAATAACTCTTCGACCCGGACACCACGCCGGGTTTTTATTGCCCTTTCCTCACGAACTCCGCAGCATCCCTCTTTGCACCCTTGCCTGTTTCGTAGCCATGCACGCTACATCTACTTAATCAGGCTATCCTTGTTGATATATGATGCAAATAATCAGTTGGAAAATAATGAGAGAGTATCTGATAGTATGCTTGGTAACTGTTGTTATGGTCGCCGCGATTTCACTGGTTATGCTGGCCTGGTGAATTTTGCAGGGGTCTTTTCCCTGAAACATGCGCGACAACACACTCCGGTCAGACGAGCTCTGTTATGGTGCATGAACAAGAAATAACAGCACCATATATCCGACTTACAGCCCGGATTACGACACGTTCCGGGCTTTTTTTTTGCCCTATTCTTTTGGCAGCATTAGTACATCCAGCGCTAACTCAACAGCAAGATCAACCTGCTCCTC